GATATTGTTCCTAGAGATGAAAATGGAAACATTGTAGTTCAATCTGGGTCTTATATGGTTATTGAAACTAATTCTTTTAATTTTAATTCTAAGCCAATGTTAGACATATTGGATACACGTTTTAATTATTTTAGTTTTCCAGTTCAAATTACTAGTGATCCAGTCGACATTGATGTTAGCTTTGATTTTGATAATGTATCAGCAAAATACATAATACCAGTATCTGTAGATGTTAAGGGTCAACCAATTACATATCAAAGAATTGATACTTCATATAATAGCACCTGGTATTATAATGATGGTGGGGATTCTGGTGTTAACGCAGGAACTACAAGTTCTGGTTTAAAGGCATTACAATTTACCGGTGGTATTCAGGAAAATGTTAATAGTTATACCATTACTGAAGATGTGTTAAACACATTAAAACAACAAAATAAGACATTAAAATTCACAATTAAAGTTCAATGGAGATCTTCAACTCCTGGACGTACTGGATTTGTAACTGAGATATCAAGACGAAATCCAAAAAATTATAATCCATTACCAGTTCCATTTACAATATATAAAGAGCAGGGGTCAACACCGAGTGGTGTATTAACTGAGGGTACAAATCCGTATGGATTTAACGATAATGGATATCCATTTTTGCAGTTAACATACATAGTTGATATGAATAACACATTTAAAGGTGATGTGTATACTATAAAGAATATGTCTGGTAATCCTAGTTGGGTATTAGCAGAAAATTGTTCATGGGATATTGATATTGTTGATATACCGAATCCTGCAGACAACTTATATGAAAATGTGTATAGTATTAATCAAGATACTGTTATATTGGATAATAGCAATCAAGTACGGGTACGACGATCTGCTGCAACTAACAATGAAACTATAGTAGAATAAAATGTTAGATCAATATAAAAATATAGAACAAATATCATTAGCAAAAAAATCTATTTCTGCACAACGTATTGATACTGTACAATTGAACAATATTAATAGTAATCTCGTAAACCCAGTTTATTTTGATAATAATATTGTTAATAAATCAACAGTAGAGTTTCATTTATATTCAGGTGATGTTTGGATAAGTGGACAACATAAAAGTCAATCATTACCAAATACGCCAGTATATTTTAATTCAGATAGTAACACTGAAATACGATTTGATTCGCAACCATATGTTTTAGATATTTATCAAGAATTACAAGATTTAAAAATAACAAATGGTAATTACAAAATAGCTGTTAACTTTTTTGAAAATTTAATAGGTGGATATAATCAGCAACATTTACGAATTGATGAAATATCACCTGATCGTACAGAAATACGACTTAAAGCAATTGATGTTAATGATTCTAATTTTGTAAATCAAATTGCAAATTATATAGAAACTGTTAATCAAACGTCTCCAATTGGTTATTTTCAAACATACCTATTAAATTTTAGCAGAAATCAATGTGTACAATTTGTTAATAGTGTAGTAATTGGCGAATATCTATATGTCAAATTATATGAACCATTACCTGAATCAATTGAAACAAATTTTAGATGTTGGGTAGTTAAAGAATTAAAACCAACTTATATTGACAATATTAATGTTGAATCAATTGTTGAAGCTCAAACATTTAATGTTTTAAGTGGTCCTAATTGGCAAGCAAATTATTCATATGATACGTCTACCGAAACTGGTTTACAAAATTGGAATGACTTATTAGGATCATCTACATCAACATCACAACAAATTATTGATAGTTTCTTTTCTGGTAGTTTGTCTGGCATGAAGTTGAATATTGATTATTCTGACTTTAATAATTTTATATTTTATAGTTCTGCAACTGAGCGTTTAGATAATTTTAAATATAAATTACAATTAATTGAGTATTATACTTCACAAAGTTTAGTATTAACTGGGATATCAGGTAGTAATGCTACAACAAATGCACAAGATTTTGCAAATTTAAAATCATCACTAATTGGAGGTTTTGATAATTTTGAGCATTACTTGTATTTTGAATCTTCATCTAATTTAACTACTTATGACATTCCAGTAATTAATGCAAACGTTGCAGTTGTCACCGGTAGTTATATACAACCAATACCAAAATCTAATTCTACTGTACCATATACTCAATATTCAGTAACGTCGAGTCAATTTGAAACTTGGTATGACGGGGTATATACATCTGCTTCGTTATATGACAATTTAAATGATAATTCATTATTAAGAACAGTTCCTGATCATATTCAATTACAATCTGATAGTGTTGATTTAACTACATTTGTTAATATGCTTGGTCATCATTATGATATATTATATACATATATTAATCATATGACTAAAATAAATAAACGTGAAGAAAATCCTAAATTAGGAATGTCTGACGATTTATTATATTCAGTTGCTAAACAATTCGGATGGAATTTAACTAATGGTCAACAAGGTCAAAAACTTTGGGAATATACATTAGGTGTATCAGAAACAGGTACACCAATTACCGGTTCTAATTCGGTTGGTGACCCGTCAGTTTCTGGGCAGAAGTCAACATCGACCATATGGAGGAGAATTGTAAATAATTTACCATTATTATTAAAGTCTAAAGGAACTAAACGAAGTATACAAGCATTATTGTCATGTTATGGTATTCCACAATCATTGATGACTATTAATGAATATGGCGGTCCTAGATTAGACAGAGCACCATTATATGAAAAGTTAAATTTTGATTATGCATTAGACTTAATTACAAATACAGCTGGTACGGTAACAGTTAATTATAATCAACCAATTGAAGCAGTAGAACTTAGATTCCGTACTGATAATGTAATAACTAATCCGTTATTACCTAGTACCATGAATTTATTTACTATAGGAAGTAACACGGTAACATTAGATTATACTTCCGGAACAATGGGTACTATACAAATCAATGGTAATAGCTCTGCAGATATTGAATTATTTGATGGGGAATGGTTAAGCACAGTATTACGTAAAGATGGATCTAATTTAGAAGTTGTAGCTAAAAAATCTAAATATGGAAAAATTGTAGCCGAAGTAAGTGCATCACATGCATCTTCTTTTGCTAGCACCGGAACATTAACATTAGGTGGTACTACGGGTGGTAGTCGATTATTAGGACAACTTCAAGAATTGAGATTGTGGACTTCTAGTTTGCAAGACTCACCATTTGATAATCACGTAAAAGCTCCAGGAGCATATGATGGAAATGTAGATGCATATGATGAATTAGTTTTCAGAGTTCCATTAACACAAAAAATTAATCATGCTACAACTAGTAGTTTAACTGGAGTGGAACCTAATAATTCTGGAATATCTGCTTCTTTTGCAAGTTGGACTAATAATACTCCATATGACTCAATTGAAGAAACATATTATTATGACGGTATATCATTAGGTGCCGGCACATATGACGATAATAAGATTCGTTTAGAAGATAATGAATTAATCGGAAGTTTAGATGTTAAAACAAGAGCTGAACGTAGTCAATTTGATAAAGCTCCATTGGATAGTGCAAAGTTAGGAGTATATTTTTCTCCACAAACAATGATTGATGAAGATATTATTGCACAATTAGGATTTAAATCATTAGATGATTATATAGGAGATCCTGGTAGTGTAAATGCAAAATCATATCCAGCATTAATACAAGAAGCAGAAACATATTGGAAAAAGTATAGTCAACGAAATGATATTAATGGATATATTAAAATATTTACATTATTTGATTTATCATTCTTTAAACAGTTAGATCAATTATTACCAGCTCGGGTAAATAAATTAACAGGACTATTAGTTCAACCAAATATATTGGAACGTAGTAAAGATACTATATTACCAAAAGTCGAACGTGATAATAACACATATAATACAACTATAACAGATACACAAGTAACTGCGTCTGCTCATTATGAAAACTACGATGCAATTATATCTGATGATATATATACATTAACTGCAATTGACGATAATCAGTTACAAGGATATTTAACATCTTCAGTAGCATCTAAATATGGTGGTACAACATATGTGTACGAAAATTTAATTAGATCGGGAAGTACTTATATAACTTCATCTACACCATATTGGAGAAGTAGAGCGGAACAACCAGTAATATTATCAGCCAGTTTATCTGAAATTAAACAAATACCAAATCAGTTAGGAGCTGTATATGGTGCATATTCATATGGTAGTGGAATATATGAGCCTACTTTAAAATTTGCTCAAGTTCAAGATTATTTACCAATTGGTATTGATAATCAAAAATATAATGGATCTAAATTAACTAGTCCGGATTTTAATATTGCATCAATACAGACAATAGATGGCGGACCAGTTGTTGAATCTAGACAAGCAAACGGTAATCAGTTAATATATACAAATCAACCAGGAACACAAGGTAGTTTTATATTAACGTAAAATTTAACTGAAATATATTTATATTAAATAAAAGGTAAATCAATATGGGATATTTAAATAATAGTAGTGTAACTGTCGATGCGATCCTTACATTAAAAGGACGTGAGTTGTTAGCAAAGGGAGGTAATGCATTTAATATTACTCAATTTGCAGTTGGTGATGATGAAATCGATTACTCATTATGGAATCCAGATCATCCGCTGGGAACAAGTTATTATGGCACGATTATAGAGAATATGCCAATTACAGAAGCGATACCAGACGAAACTCAGGCATTGAAGTATAAATTAGTATCATTGCCAAAGACAACGGTAAATATACCAATTATTTCAGTTGGAAATTCTTCTATTATATTACCAGGGCCTGGTACCAGTAATATAATTGCTCCAAATACTGCTAATTTAGTTGGAGGAAATTCTAATTTAGGATATACAGCAATATTATCAGATTCTAGTATAGCAGATCTAACAGTAACTAGAGAATTACAATCTTCTACGTTACCTACCATTCCAAGATTTATTGGTGATAATGAAGACGCACAAAGTATTGCAGAGTCTGGATTTGAATTTAGAATATCTGCTAAAACATTATTAGTTGAATCTAAAACAGCAACCATAACAATTATTGGTAATGAAACTGGTGGTGCTACTACTATTAACTTAACAGTAAACAAAGCATCTACTGCTACTATCTCAAATGCGACTTCTTAAAATAGGAAAACATGAAAACAATTAAACAATTAAAACAACAACCAAAGTTAGGAATAGTACCTGCAGGTAGAAATGCGGCGCCTGTTTCACCAGCAGCACAACCAGCACAGCCAGTAAATGTTGATGTTAATCAAGTAAATCAACAAGTACAACAACTAGCACAACAGTTGGCTGCAGAAATGTTAGCAGAGCAAAAACAAATTTCACTTCTAGCTGCATCAGGTAGAACATTTACTAAATTTGATATGAATGCTGATGTTGTAGAAGGTCAAACAGAAACGGTAACTGCGGGGTTATGGAGTGGTAATGTAGCAAGTTTAACTACTTATTTTACATCATCAACACAAACAGAATCACAACGTAGATATTATGTTGATATATTAGACGGAAATCCAAGTTTAGATGGTTCTGCAGTTCAGTTTGCTGCGGCATATGGTAATGCATTAGGAAGTGGGTCGAATTCACAAGGTCAACTTAATGATTCCCCGTCTAAAGCAATTTATTCACAATATCGTCAACTTTTATTAAATCCGACTGATTCTAGATTTACTACTGCTGGTTCTGGAAGTACTGATTCTATATATGTTCTTAATTTTAAACGTAATCGATTGAAAGAACGTTTAGATGCGGGTAATTTTGAATTGCCGTTGCGATATATGTCAGCTTCATTAGATTCTAATGCAACTGGTAGTAATGTAGCAGTTAGTAGTAGTGTAGTTGTTTCTTTGATTGATGATTCTTCTTTAAATGCAAATGGTACTGTGGGAGATTC